GCTCCTGTAGCATCTACTAGTAAGGTTGTAGCGTCTTCGCTAGAAATGTGAAGCAAGCTAATAGGACTAGTCGTACCAATACCAACGTTGCCTGATGAGTCTATGCGTATAGCTTCTGAGCCATTAGCGGCAATTCGCATAAAGTTAGTATTATGATTATAATCAATCCAACCTGCGTACTGCTCCGCACCTGTAGTTCCATCTGCAAAATACAAAGAACCATAAGAATTATTGGCTGAATATATGGTTAGTCCTTCTGAACCAACACCACTCCCTACTACTAAATTGTTAGCTGCTGCATTAAAGCTACTAGGAGAAGTCGTACCAATACCAACAGAATCAGCTGATGAATCTACAAATAAAGTACCGCTATCCCAATTTAAATCACCTGTACCGCCTGTAAGTGCTGTAAGCGTACCAACGCTTGTGATGTTAGTTTGAGCAGGATCGGTTACTTTTAAATTAGCAAAAGCATCTGTAACAGCAGCAGTCGCCCCTGCTCCGTCTGTATAAACTATTTTGACATCACCGTTAGGAATGGTTACGTTTGAGCCAGAGCCTTGAGAAATACTTATAGATTGACCGCCTGTAGTAGCGTTCTCAATAATCCAAACTTTTGATACAGTATTAGGTGCTAAAGTTAAAGTTCTGGTTGCGGTTAAAGTAGCTGTTGAAGTTACTTTTAAATATAAGCTACGGATAGGATCAGTAGCTCCGTCTGCCATCGTTTCGGTTTTGTCTGCATCAGTATCAAAAGGGTCTACTGTTGCGTAAGCAAAAGCTTCCGCTACTAATTCTAAGTTTGTATTTGTGGTTACGCCCCAAGTTCCTGATTGTTCGCCAGTTGCGATTTCTTCTAACCTGAGATCGTTTACGTATGTACTTGGCATAATTTAATCCTATAGTTTACTATGATATATTAAAACATCAAAATAATTAATATTTTTAAGCAGCAATTTCATCCCAACTTGGTGATTGACTGTCGTCTATGGTTGACCAACCTGAAGTTTGACTGTCGTCTATAGTTAACCAGTTTGGCGTTTGTCCGTCGTCCACTTCTCCCCAAACCAGTACAAAAGGTGTACCTGTGGTTCCTACTTGACCTGTAGGAGTAACGTTTGCTTTAGCTACGGTAGAAACTGAGCCAACTGAACCAGTCATAGTATAACCGATTACAGAAATATTATTATTAGTTATTAATGAAATATTTCCTAAAGCTGAAGCACTTGCTACACCTGTAGTAATAATTACATTAGCATCACCCTCTACGTTTACCGATACGTTACCTAGCGTACTTTGTAAACCATCAAGAGAAATATTTGCCGCTGAAGAAGTAGTAACACTACCTAAAGCTAAAGTTACTTCTTGACCTGTAGGTGTTACATTAGCTTCGGCATCAACACTAACTGTACCTAAATTACTTGTAGAACTTTGTCCTGTGGGTACAACATTGGCTTTAGCTATAGTTGTTACAGTTCCTAGTGCTGAAGTTAATTCAAAACCTGTAAGGCTTACGTTTGCTTCAGCATCAATCGCAACAGTACCTAAAGCACTTGTGCCTTCTTGACCTGTTGGAGTTACATTTGCTTCTGCGTCGGTTGTTACAGTAGGTGTGCCGACACTTGAAAGAAGTGAAGGAAGAACAGCTACAGCTTGAGCGTTTACACCTACGCCATTAATTGCTCCTGTAGCTTCTTGTCCTGTGGGAGAAACATTAGCAAGACCTACTACAGTGACTGAGCCGACTGCTCCTGTAGCTTCTTGTCCTGTTAGTTCAACAGGTAGGGCAGTGCTCCAGGCACCTTCGCCCCAAGTGCCTCTACCCCAACCGTTGATTATAGCCATTACTGGCTCCTATTAGGCGATTCTAATAATAGCTGTACTAGATGCTGCTGCTGGAAAAACAATAGTAAAATCACCAGCAGTTGAAGTCTTGTCACCACCAAAATCTATAGCTGCAACTGATGGATCACCAGCTTCTGTGTCGTTATAAATTAAACAACCTCTAGCAGTTATAGTAGCAGTACCAAAAGTTAAGTCAGCAAAGTCTGTAAAAGCAGTAGTACCACTAGAAGTAGGAGTTACGTTAGTTAACGCAGCACCGCCTGCAGTGTAGTTAGTACCACTAGCTTCACCAGTTACAGTATAAGCTGTAGTGGTAGCTCCTAGAGTAGCTGAACTAGTGTACAAAGCTAATTTAAAACTGTCGCCTGTTGAATTGGTAAAATCATGAGTACCAGTCAACAGCTGAGTTTTAAAACTAGTTGTAAGTGTTGATGTAATTGCCATTTAAAGCTCCTTTAAAATTTTAGCTAAATTTTCATGTCCTTGTGCTTTCAATAGGTTAGACATCGTGCATCGCTCACTATTGATTGCCTGCTTTATATGATAAAGTATTGTGTTATAAATAGCTACCTTAAATGCTTCTGCTTGTTGTCTTATATGTGGTGCAGCGTTTTCACTTATACCTATTATTCTATCAGTTAACCTTTCCGCCCACCACTCAGCTGAATGACCTCTATTAGTCTCAGTTTGTACGCTTATAGCACCTAAATTTGATTGTACAATATCGTCTAGCATATTAGTATCTTTTAGCTTCTGGAGGTGTATCAATAACCGTTCTTATTTCGGTTATGTTTTTTAAATTTTTTTCATATTGTTTTTTGTCAAATTCACTACAGGTCATGGGTATAAAATTACGATTTTCATCTATATCTATAATTATAGGGTCGTCAAGTCTGTGGTAGCCATATAATTTTTCTTTTAACGGTAAGTCTGTATCAAGTAAGCTGGACTGTGGTGCTACTCCTATGTTTATACCTATATCATTACATTTAGCTATCCAATATTCACAACAAGCTCTACCTTGCTCAGCAAAGTGTACATTACCTTTATAACTAAAATCAACTCCAAACAAATTAATTTGTCCTACACGTTGATAAAAAGCATAAGCTATAGCAAAAGCTACCGTATTGTTTAAATAAGCACACTTAGCGTCATTAATAACTTCGTATAAGGGATATTCTATAACGCTCGGAGCTCTGTCATCAAGTTCACAAGAATAAATAGGAGTAGTAGCTTTAGGTAACCATTTACGCATAATACCTGTTTGTGTACCTGCGTCCTCTGTATCTAAAAATCTACTAACAGGGTCTAACATAAAAACTCTATCACATTTAGTGATAGCCCCCATACAATTTATTCCCCAGACTTCATCATACTCTTTACTGTGAGCTAATGATAAATGAAAATCTACTTGACTACGTCCGATGGCGACTATGGCAATATTACTGCCAGCTAATTTTTCTTCCTTCATGCTTGTGGTTCTCTCCGTATCTCATCATACCTGTATTGGTCTCTAGTTGATTTAGCTTCACCAAGATTTTTCAAACTTAGTAAAGCCTCCTGAAACTTTGATTCATAAATTGGCATACTTTCAAAATTTTTGAGATACATACACCCTTCTACTAAACTTCCGTAAAGCATTGCGTTAGGTGCATTTTTAGACAACCATGTTGTTTCACTACCAGAAGTGGTAGTAAGTGAGGCTGGTCTATAATAATAGTGCAGTTCCATATTGTAGTTAGAATCTGGTGTTGGTGCAAGTATGAAAGTATTATCATCAAACTCACCAAAATATTTAGGTAGTCCTGTTGTGGACGCATTAGGAGTATAATCCCTAATGAAAGAAACTTGTTTTAATAATAAATAATTATAATTACTGTCACCGTCTATAACAGCTAAACTAAACGGTGCTAAAAAATCACTGGGGGTTGCTAAGTATGTATTACTAGCAGTTACATTACCTGTAACATTTTTTCTAAACTCATCAAGCTGTACATTTTTTAATATACGCTCTTCTGTAGCTTCTATAAAATTAGGTAAATTAGTAACAAAAGTACTTTCTGTACTTTCAAGATAGTCTTGTATGGCTGTTTTTAAATCTGTATAAGTCCAACTCATGTTGTTACCGTTACTGTGCCTAAACTACCTGTCATCGTTTTCATGTACCAGCTAGTTCCTATTATATCGTCAGTATTATTATACTGTGGATTTGGGCTAGAAGTACGAATTATACCGAATCCAGTTGTTGGTGCAGAAATTGTGGGACGTGGTTCGTATAATGCTTCAGGGTCAGTTGGTGACCTTGAAGGCGTAAGCTGTGGATGTTTAGGCTCGTAGCACTCTCCACAAACTTTAAAACCTGTCCACTCTTTACGTAAATCTAAATATGGAAAATCAAAACCACATCTATCACAAATAGCTCTTGAGTATTTACCCTGAGCGTAAGCCATTAATAAAATCTCCTAGAAGGAGTAAGCATTAATGATGCTCTATTTCTGTCCTCGTCTGCTGCTAATTTAAAGTCTTGTTCGTATTGTTGTTTTAAAAGACCTGCTTTAGCTGGATTCTTTTTTAAAGCTATATAGTAAGCTAATCCGCTAACCATACAAGGTATAAATCTTGATGGTACTTCTGGGTCTTCAGCAGAAGTGTTTACGTCATCTATACGCTGTATTCTATAAGAAACTAATTGATAATTACTTGTATCGGGAGTTGGCCACAAATTAACTACAGGAGTTATTTGTCTGTCTACAAAATATTGAGTAGGTCTAGCTTGAGTAGTTTTAGTAGGAATATTTAAAAATTCTTGTCTACCTATTCTATCTATTTCTATATCCAATACAGGGCTTTTACTAGTATCACGTATGACAGCTGAAAGTATATCAATATCATAAGCGTTTAAGTTATAACTGGCTGTGCCTTGAGTTAGACTTAAAGTTACTTCTTCTATAGTCCAAAGATTTACGCCTCTGTTAGCCCAGTCAGCAAACATAATGTTTAAAGAACGTCTAGCAGTCCTAGCATCGTATCCTGTACGTTGTTCTAGTCCTGCTAGTTCGTATGCTTCTTCTATAGTATCGGCTATATTTAAAGCAAATGTTTTAGTTCCTGAAGTTGCCATTAATCGTAGTCTTTAAATACTGTAAGGACTATAACATAAGAATCACCAAGTGCATGACCTGTAGTAGTAAGGTTTATATCACCTGTTTTACCTGATCCTGAAGTATTACGTATACCGCCGAATTCAGTAAAATCTACTTCATCTGTATAGTTTTCGTTTATGTCCCAACATATTGTGTCAGTAGTAGCATCCCATAAAAGTTTTACACTCATACCAAAAGTAGAATAGCTAACTTTAGCTAGTCTACAACCTGTACAAGCTGCTCCATCACTTTTACGAGCAGCCAAAGCACTTACGTCTACTTTAGTGACAGCTGACTCTCCTGTTCCGTCTGAAGTGTTGGTCAGCTGAATAACAGCTGACCTATCACTATCTGACAGAGTTGTTGAAGTTACTGCATCTGCCATAATTGACTCCTAAAATTAAGCGTCAGCAAAAGGAGTAACTAAAGTACCTGAGCCAATTAAAAATGCCTCAACATGATATTTAGCACTAGCCATAGCTGTTACTTTTACAATGCTTCCTGCAACACCACCTGAAGTAGTACCGTTTAGGGTAATAACGTCATTAGAAGCACCTGAAACAAAAGTTTTACCA